ACAGCAAATGCTAACGGTAGCGCCGCATCGGATACCACCGGCCGCCCGCGCTGTTTTCGCACATCTCGGCGGCTACGCCGTCGATGCAGACGCTCCAGTACACGGCGGCCAGTTTCGGCCTGTCCTGCGGACGGGCTTTCGGATACGCAAGCGATACAAGGATTTCCAGCGGATCGCGCTCCAGCGTTCCGGCTATCTCCAGCACGGCGGCCAGCGGCAGTTTCAGACGGCCGCGCCGGTACTGGCTGACGTGGCTCTGCGAAACGCCCCAGTATCGGGCTAATGCGTAGTCCGAGCGGAAGCCTGCCCGTTTTTTGTACAAATCAAGCCATTGCGCGGCGTTTTTCATGATAAAACAAATCCTTATGCGTGAACATAAGGCCTATTTTATTTGTGCGTGGAAAAAGCCGCTACATGAGCAAATGCTCATTCTTTTCTTAACCAGTTTTAACTTTGTTTCAGACGGCCTTTTCAGACGTTGCGAATCGTGATTTTCCCGTCTTGTGAAACGGTCGCACGGTTTAAGGCTTCGTTTAGAAGTTCGTGCGTCAATTCGCTGTCTTTAAGGGGCTGGCGGCCTAATGCCACTAGCTTTTTATTCAAGTCAACGGCTAGAAGCCTGATCTGCTCTTCTTGAGCGTCTTTAATTCGCAATGTCTTCATGCGATCTCTTTCTTTGTTGTATTTTTCCAATATTCGGCTATTTGTAACTTGTAAACAAGTATTTTATTCTTGCGTATATGCGTATATTAGTGTAATGTTCGGCAAAATGTTATGTGTATACATGTGATTTAATCATGTTGCAAAAAAGAGAATACCGCCATGCGCACTACAGCCCGCCCTTCAACATCCCGCCCCTCTGCCGCTACGGCGACCTATGTACCCCCCATTAGTAACACGGGGGGAACTGACAAAGCAGAGGGCTGGGATGGAAATGAAAAGGCTTTTGCTCCTGTCAGCGAATCTTATGAACACGTCATTAAAGTCGGCCGCAAGACAAAAACCATCCCGCTCAAACGCGGCAGCAACGGACGCGGCGCATTTATTGATTACCTGACCGTCGTCTTTAAAGAAAGCGTTTTCATCGGTCCGGACAATCTCGGGGCATCTGACGAGATACTGGTCAACGCCTCCGAATGGCTGCTTTCCGTCATGGGTTTTGAAATCGGACTCGAGAAGAACGGCCGCCACGGCTACAAACGTTCCTTCCTCATGGGCACGGAAGAAGCCAAATACGGCTTTTTTATGGCCGAAGGCGCCCAAACAGCAGAAACCGTCTGTTTCAGCTTCACCGCAACGGGCTTGCGTGCTGCGGCAGACGGTTGGGAAACCCGCCTTTACGAGTTCATGGCCGAGCACGAATTGCAATGCAAGATTACCCGCATCGATTTGGCGCATGACTTCCTCAACGGCGAATACACCTGCGATCAGGTCAAACAAATGTGGGAAGACGGCCTGTTTACCACCTACCGCAACAAACCCCAGGCCGAATGTATCGGAGGCGATTGGCTTTTGTACAGAGGCACAGGAAGAACCTTTCAGGTAGGTACAAGGGGTGGCAGCAAAATTTTCCGCTTTTACGAGAAAGGCAAAGAACAGGGTGATACCGAAAGCCCGTGGACACGCCCTGAAGTCCAATTCAGAAACAGAGACTACCTCTTGCCGCTTGAGATGCTGATAGAGCCAGGCTGTTACTTCGCCGGTGCTTATCCCGCCTTGGAAATCATGATTGCCAAATTCGGCGAAACCCCTTCCCGCGCGGAAGTCAAAAAAAAAACCGAACACATATCAGTTGAGCATGTTCTGAAATACGCCTTCATTCAGGCATCCCGCGCCGTCGTCATGCTCAAAAACTACGGAGCAAACAATGACTTGATAGTGGAAATGCTCCAAGACGGCCAGAAAGAAATGCCCCGCCGTTTAAGCCGTGAAGCCTTCGATTGCGGCCATATTCCCGTCAGAGAGATACACAAACGCAAAAAACAGGCCGCAGACGACAGGGCTTTCAGAGAATTGGAAGACTACGGCGATACCTACAGACAGCCGCCCCGCCCTGCTCCGGTGAAGAAACACCGCAGCATGAACGAGTATTTGAAAGAGAAATCGCGCCTTGAACGCATGTACAGCATAGGCTTTGAAAAGCTTTTGGCTCAAGCCGAAACCATGGAAGAAGCCGAACGCATCAAAGAAGACCGCCGCGCCTTTGTTCTCATGAAAGCCTCCGATCTCCAAGGCAAACCGAATTTTGAACGTGAAGCATGGAAGCGCTATTGGCAGGAACAGGAATATCGCTATTACAGCAAATATGCCACGCCTTACGAAATATTGAACCCGAATTATTCCGACAAGGCGGCGGAATAATACAAGTCCTGACCTGCTCCGACAGTCAGGCACCCAAACCGCCATTACTCAACCATAAAGGATAAATCATGCCCGTAATGACACTGCGTAAAGTCGCCTGGAACAAAGGCGTCACCGACAACGGAATAGAGTACGACTATACCCGTATCACCTGCGAAATCCCGATTTATGAAGGCTCGCCGAAAGAGTTCGGCGTAGAAACATTTGAACTCGAATACGGCCCCGAATCCCGCCATCACGAACTGTTGCACCTTAAAGGCAAGCTCCCCGTCCAAGTCGATATCGGCTACATGGAAGCCAAAAAAGGCAAACAGCTCATCCGCGTCGTACAAGCCCTGCGCGTTCTTGACGAACCCAAAGACGGCAAAGTGCCGCCCGTCAAACCATGATTTTAAGGGCGTGCCGCCTGCCCCCGAACGGCGGCAAACACGTTATTAAGGAGAATAACATGTCTAAACTCAAATCCCTGGCCTATAAGGCCGCCCTTCCCGCCGCCCTGTCTGTAGCTGCGGTTTCCGCTTCTGCCGCCGGTCTTGAAGATATCGGCACATCTTTCGCCGCCGAAGTCGCCAAACTGGTTTCCATCGTTCTGGCCATCGGTATGGCGGGCGTTTCCGTGGTGATTTCGGTCGCCGCCTTCGGCCTCGCCTTCAGATTTGTTTCCCGTATCGGCGGTCGAGGTTAAATGATGTACCGGGTGGGCTGGCAGTGCGTATCCAAGCAACAGGCCGAAGATCTCGTCTTGTCCGCCCTCCCTCCTGCCTACCTGCCGGACGGCACGTTAACCCGTCCGGAGATGGTGGGCGGCAAATGGTATTACCTCGGCCAGCCCGTTAAGCTGGATTTTCCCGAATGCAGCCCTTCCGAACAAATGGCCGAAGGCGCTTATCACGCGGGAATGCTGCTGCTCGTTTTGGCCTTGGCCTTTTCCTTCCGCCGTATCTACGGCCTCATTTTTTCCATCGGCAGCGGTCACGATGATCATTGACGCATATTTCGTATTCGGCTTTGCGGCTGTCTTTCTGGCCGGATACATCATATTTTCAAAATAGGCGGNNNGGCGGTAGAGCGCAGGCGCGCATCTACCGCCCCGCGCTTGCGGCGGCAGCGCAAAAGCCGATTAATAAGGGGTAGTTATGCAGAAATTGGAAAACGCTTTTTTTATCGTCGTTATGGCGGCTTTGTTTTTTATGAGCGTCTTCGCCCTGTGGGGATTTTTAGGATTATGAAACGCTTTTTAATGGCCTTCTTTTTGGCGGCTTTTTTCATGCCTGTTTATGCCAAGCAATGCAAGGTTGTTAAAGTCGGCCGTGATGATTCTAGTATGGATTCTGCCGGTATGCCCTCGCGCATGTATGTCTATCGTGATTGTTGGGGACATCATACGGTCGGTCCTGATGGTTGGCTTGATAGTTATGAGGATGACGGCAAGCAGCCTCGTAAAATTAATAGTATGAAGCAGGCTTTGGATGAAGCTGTAAAAGATGGGACTTGTCACCGTCCCTCCAGTTCCGGTTATTGCTATGCCGGTTATGGCGGTGACAGCAATGACCGCAATGACAATTCCGGCTCGACTGGCGGCAGCGGATCGGGCGGTGGCGGCAGCGGATCGGGCGGTGGCAGCAGCGGATCGGGCGGTGGCAGCGGTTCGGGTGGCGGCAGCGGTTCGGGTGGTGGTACTGATTATATCCCTCCAAGAAATCCTGACAAACCTAAGCCATCGAAGAAACCAAGCAAAAAAGCCAAGGAAGTTGTTGTTATTTATAATATTTTAAATAATAGTGAAGTTGTTGGTGTGGGTGATACTGTCAATGAAGCTTGTCAAGGTGAAGTCACGATTAAGGGGCGTGGAAGTGCTACTCTTAATCCGTCTGTCAACACTTTTTGTTTTGCTTACAATTCCAACTTTGGCAGTTATCAAATGGGTATCCGTAAATTTGAAGATCGTAATAAGTGCGCTGAATTTTTGAGTACTTTGCCTCAAAACAGTGGTTTTTCTTGCGGTGATCATGATGATGAGG